TAAAGTACAACCATATAATAAGACTAAGAATAAGACTAAGAATAATAATAACTCTGGCGAGTTATTTCCGCCCGAGAAAGAAAAACCGAAAAAAGCGAAATCTCAAAATCCAGAGTTTATACCTCCGACACTGGAGCAGGTAAAAGCCTATTTCGATGGAAAGCTGCCTGACTGGGAGAAGCAGGCGGAGATATTCTTCTATCACTTCGACAGCCTGAGCTGGAAAAACACGAATGGAGCCCGTATCGAAAGATGGGATAGCCGGGCAAATCTTTGGATAATCGAAAAACAACTTCAAGATGGAAAGCAATCTGAAAACCGTAAGGGAGATAATCAGTCAAGTACGGATTCCGGAACGACAGGAGTGCTCAAAGCAATCGATTTGTGATGCCAGACGGGCAGAAGCATTTTGGAAAACTAAACTTGTGGAATGTATGTGCAGTGTATCTCCTGATTTCATTATTGATGACAGAAATCGTAAAACACTTGATGCGCTATATCGGTGGGTTTGGGAGAGAGCTGGCAGAATGATGAAGGGTAGCCTTGATCCGAACAAAGGCATATTGCTTTGCGGTCCGATAGGTACAGGAAAGTCCACGCTCATGAAAGGGCTGCAGAAGTACGAAAGTCTGGTAAACCGATATGCGTTTGCTTTTAGCCGGAAAGATTTAGGCTTTTCGTTCGTTTCTGCCGCTGAAATCTCACTACGCTATGCGGAACAAGGAATTGATGGAATAATTCGCTACGTGCAACGAGAATGCGCCTCAGGGCTATGTATTGATGAGCTTGGACGTGAGCCTTCGGATGCAAAGCACTTCGGGACCGGATTGAACGTAATTCAGACCGTCCTTCAACTTCGGTATGAGTTCAGGTACGAATACTGTACACATGCTACCACTAACCTTGAATTAAATGACATCCCGGCACGATATGGTATATACATAGCTGACCGCTGCAAGGAGATGTTTAATATCATCCATGTTAATGGTGATACGAGAAGAAAATAATCTTTAACCAAATAACCACTTCAATTATGTCAAATTTTGAAACAACAATCCAGACGTATCTGGAGAATCGTGCAAAGACTGATTCTCTCTTTGCCGAGACCTATAAGAAAGCAAACAAGAGCATCAAGGAATGCTGTAAGTATATTTACTCCAGGGCACGAAAGCTGGCAGCAGGCGGCAATGCTGTTGGTATAGACGATGCAACCGTGTATGGCTGGGCAGTGCATTACTACGATGAGGACGATATCAAAGTGGATAAAGTGCAGGAACGTGTGGAAGTTGTGTCTTCAGTTCCAAAGCCGACAAAGGTCGAACAACCGAAGCCGCTGGCTAAGCCACAACAGAAGCGCAAGAGAGGGGAAGATAATAGTCTGCAACTTTCATTATTTGGTGAGATATGAAACCGAGAAATAAACGCGAAAGGCTGGTGGTCGAATTGAGTAGTAAGCTGCCAGCTATTACAGAAACCCAGATACGGTGGGGAAAGAAGCATTGCTTTCCTCATAACGCTTTCCGCTGTAAGGATGAAATGTGGTGCAGTGAATGTGGAAGAATGTGGGTAGACACTACTGGCCAGAAGGAAGGTTATATATGCTGTCCTTATTGCGGAGAAAAATTGGAAGTGAAAGTAAGCCGTAAGACTAAGGATTATGCAGTAAGCTATCTGACAGTAGTTACCACATCAGGAGATTTTCAAGTGCTTCGCCACTTCTACACAGCCAGGTATGTGAGGAAGAACAATTGTGATACTCATTATTTCATTGATGAGGTATGCCAACAGTGGATAACTGCTGATAACAAAGAAACTGTTATAGCTAAAGCCATGAACATGGAGTCTAGAGGTTGGGTTCACACTACAGACATGAGTATCAAGCAGAGCGGAAATATATATTATTCACATTCGTATGACATAGACGGTTATGTATATCCGAAAGTAAAATTGCTCCCTATACTTCGGAGGAACGGATTACGTACTTCGTTTCATGGTGTTACTCCTGGGATGTTGATACGTGCTTTGTTAGGTGAAAGCAAGTATGCGGAAATGCTACTGAAGACGAAACAGTATGGTATGCTTGAGTTATACATGTATCGTGGAGGTCTTTCCCATCCGTGGGCGGTCAATATATGCAATCGTAACGGATACATCATCAAGGACGGTTCGATGTATGACGATTATTTGCGTCTACTTGATTATTTCCATTTGGATACCCATAACGCTCACTATGTATGCCCGAAGAACCTGAAGAAAGCACATGATAAGCTACTTGAGAAAAAGAGAAAGATAGAGGCAAGGGAAAGGATGGAACGTGAAAGGATTGAACGCATGAAGAAAGAGAAGGAACTGAAACGAAACATTGCTGTTTTTTGGAAAAGGATACAGCCATTCCTCGGTCTACAGATAAAGGATGAGGGTATAGTTATCTGCCCTTTGGAAAGCGTTACCCAGTATTATCAAGAGTGGAAAACAATGCACCACTGTGTATATAACTGTGCCTATTATGCAAGAAAAGAAAGCCTTGTGTTATCCGCTAAGAAGAATGGAAAACGCTTGGAAACAATCGAGGTAAATCTGAATACATTCAAGATAGTGCAATCTCGTGGTGTATGTAACCAAGATAGTGATTACCATAAACAGATTATCAGGATAGTAGAAAAGAATATGTATGAGATTATGAGGAGGGCTGCATCATGAAAGAATGTATAGAGTGTGGCCGGATATTTACAGAGTATAGCCTTTTCCTTGACGAAAAGCCAATAAACGGAAGCCTTAACAAGATACTCCAAATGAATAGTGACGCCGATAAGAAACATGTATCTAAAGAAATGCGTGATAAGATTGCTGAAGCCCTACGGAAAGCCTTTATGCAGTCGAATCGCAAATACAGAGAACCGGGTTGGCAACAACTTGAATTGAACTTTGAATGATATGGGAAAGCAAGAAAGTATGGATGACTGGTTCCAGATGGCTAAGGATTTGACCAAAGCTGAAAGGGAACTGAAGATTGAGCAATGGGTTGAAGTAACTATTTACTACGGATATGCAGAAAAACAAGTAAGCTTATATCACTACAATCTTCCCCGTGAGATGTATTTCCGGTACCAATGGGTAATCAGATGGAGGATGGCGAAATTACAGTGCCAATACCCCAAACAGATTGTATCTACAAGCCTGTACTTCTACGACAAGCGTTCAGGAGAGTCGCTTGAAGTGAGTTCTTGCCTGTCTAAGCTGATTTCGGCCAAAGCCCAGATAACAAAAGCAGAACGCAAGATGAATGAGTACATCGAGCACAACCGTCAGAACAACATGTTCTTTGATGAGAACACGGATGAGGAGCTTGTTAAGTTCCGGGAGAAGTTTGAGCGCAAGAAAATCGAGTGTGCTGAGTGTGAGAAACGGTTGGAATTATTAGTTGAAAGAAGGAGAAATAATCAATGAAAGAAACTCAACTGTCCTTAAACTTGGATTATGGAATTAGTAAAGAACAGGCTTGCATCCTTTGCCATCTTTCATCCGGATGTGAAGGGTGCTGTGTGAAATGCAAGGCTGAAGGAAAGAACGGAACTTGTTACGGACAAATCTGCTCGATACCATCAAGAGACCATGACGGACAAAGGTGGAACGCATGGATGCACATTGTTTCTACTTCGCTTCCGGAACTCAAACGATTTATACCAGTGAAATACAGAAAACATTTAAAAACAAAAAAGTGATATGGCAAACATTGTCAAATTAACCGGATGCAAGGAGGTTTCGCATGATATATATGCTTACTTCACTTGTGATGCTGAAAAAGCATTGAAAGCTTTGGAACTTGAGATACCGTGTACTGGAGCAAATAGCACTGGAGCATACAACATTTACTTTAATGATGTGGGAGAAATTATCTGTGAGTACATGACGTTCTGCGTTACACGTGAGTTTAAGAAGGTTTCATCCATACAGGATGCTGTTGAATGGATGGATAAGAAAATGAATGGAAATGAGTAAAACAAAACTATATTACCTGTTCCTGGCAGTCATGTGGTGGCTGCTGGGATAGGTGGAAAGGAGGAGCTATGAAACAAGTAAAAGTGAAAATTGAAACAACTGTTGAAACCATGTTAGGCGATAAGCCTGTTAATGAAGTTCTTGGTGATATTGCAGATATATGTCACACATCATTGGAATACTCAACATCAAAAAATGAAGGGTGTGAGACACTCTATGAGGACCAAGAATATGAAGATTACAGAAATGACATGGAGGACAGGGTGTCTGTTCTTGAAGGAGCACTTTTTCGCATATTGGATTTACTGGAGGATTAAAAAAAGACTGCCCTAGAATTAGAGCAGTCTTTAAGTGTGGGCAGATAGGGAATCGAACCCCTTGTAGCGCTATTAAATTTCAGGTCATGAAGTTCCAGCTCATTTCATTCAAAGTCGAGTACTGCCCAGCGTGCTACAAACCCACCTCTTTAAAAGTTTTCCAAAACTATCCATATCGTTTAAGTTTTTTATGAAATTATACGCGCTAATCTCAGCCATTGCAAACTGGAAAAAGGTAGGCAATGAGCAACCAAAAGAATGGACTGAAATCAAGCATAGCCCTACGTTTAACCTTGATTATAGCGCAAATATAATGTTTGAATTTAAAAATAACAAAAAATGAAAGCAATATCCATCAAACAGCCGTGGGCGAGCCTAATCGCTCACGGTATCAAAGACATCGAGAACCGGACTTGGAAGTGTCCTCAGAAGTACATTGGACAAAGAGTGCTAATACATGCAAGTAACAGTAAGGGAGTAGGTTGGATAATGAACAGTGAGCAAAGAGTACAAATTCTAGTTCATCCTTCAGAATTAGCAGGTGTAGACTGCAACAAGTTACCTCGTGGTGTCATTATCGGCAGCGTGGTAATAGCTGACTGCGTACAGAACCATCCTTCAGTCTGGGCTGAGAAAGGTTGCTGGAACTGGGTGCTGAAAGATGCGGTTCTGTTTGACAAGCCTGTTCTGAATGTGAAAGGGAAACTTAGTTTTTGGGAGTTCTCTTGTCTTTAACAAAAAAACCGATGATTGCTTTTATTATTAGCAATGTCATAAATCCTAATATAACAAAGCCAGTTCCTCGTGCGATATTGAATATGCAAAAAAGGTGAGATTTATCTATAAGTGTTGATGCAACTTCTAATAATGTTGAACAGTTCGCTAATGAGAAAATACAAAAGAACCATTTATAATTATCTTCCATCATAAAAGAACAAATATCTCTACAACCTTTAAAGATGAAGAATATACCTAATATACTAATGATAATGGAATAAAAGGTTGTAGTGTATGCGATAGAAAGTGAACATGGTATTATGATTTGTTGATACCATAAATATGTTTTAAACTCTTCTATTCCGACAAAGCATAACATGTATATTGTTAAAGCGTTTGCAATTATTGTTATGATGATTGATTTTTCATTTTCTTTTAAAGAAGATAGAAATTGTGCTATAGCTTCCATGTGTTAAGTATTTTGCGTTTCTGTAATATTACAAGAACCATGACAAATAATCCACTGACAGTCCTTGTCAGTGCTTTGTGAATACCCGGTCACCGCCACAAAACAGTTACCGGGTATTCACAAAGCACTAATATAAGATGACCTTTAATGTATTGGTTAATAGTTAAATTCCATTTTTTTGATTTCAAAAGATGGGTCTTTTTGATTGACAAGATCTAAATCTCTATAATATTCTTTATCCAAATTATATGATATGGCATCATTACTTTGCACTTTACCTCTTTTATATGTTAAAACCAGTTGTTGAGACTTACTACGTTTAAAGAATCTACAAAGAGAGCAACCAATAAGCTCAAAATCTTCATCTATTACACTAGGTCTAATAGCAACATTTATACCCATTCCATCTTTTCCAAGTTTAGAACTAGGATACATTACACCGTCTATTTGAGGGAAAGAATCAAGTAATTTCTTTGTAAATTCTGCTGTGTATGAATAACATTCTTTCTCTTCATCTGGGTTTGTTGGCACAAATGCAAATTTTTGAGAAAGTTCTTTCAAAAGAATAATGTCATCATCATTGAGATTATATTCTTGAATTAAATGTTTCCACATTTCAAAATACCAAACAAAATCAACTGGTGGATTTTCATAACTATCAAAAATAGGAATGACAAAAAGATTTATATCACGCTTATTTCTCCAGGCAGAATAGGTTAAATCTCTAATTCCAATATAATTATCATCACTGACTCCTTTATGCGTTTCAAGTAAACAAGTTAATCGTGGTACACCGTCATCTTTCAGGCTTTCGGAAAAAATAGCTCCATAAAACATTGGCTCATTTTTGAAATTAGCCCTCATTAAACTAGTGTTTTTTGCAGGGGCATATGAGACTTCTGACTTGTGACGAAATAAATCATTCTCCTTATTATGCAGTCTTACTCTAATGACCTTACTCCCTTTCTTTAGGACTCTTATTAATAAAGGATTATTTACTATTCTATCAAAATCTTTCATACATACAACAAATTATCTATTGAACAGAAAAAGGGAGCCAGCCCACACGATTAGAAGCCAACTCCCCCACACGATTATGATGCAAATATAAGAATTTCCAACTAAATAAATCGCGCTATGACAAAAGAATTTTCATCAATCGTGGAGTTGAAATCAATACGTGAACAGAAATCAAGATTATCTGAACGTGAGCAGGAGTTATCCTCCCCTATTCTGACTGATTTTACTCTCATCCCGGAGATTTACGGTTGGTTCAGAGAGATACTTTCCGGAATGGATTGCCCGCCCAATCCTGAGAGCGTCACCCAGCGAAAGAAGTTCCTCTTTATCGTGTTGTTCTTGTTCGCCCCTAGTGTGCTTGCCGGCGGACGGCTGCCGAACGGTATCCGCGCAGAGATTTCCGGTGTGTTCCCAGATGTCTCCCCATGTGTAATATCGAACAATATCGCTGATGTTTCCTTTATCTATCAGCAGTATAAGGATTTCAGACAGGATATAGAGTATCTTTACAACCAAATTTTAGAAAGGTTGAAGGTCAAAGGACTAATCAAGTAGAAGTGGAATGATATTACTACCGCCAAGATGTAAAATACAATTTTTCGAGATAATTATATACAACTTTCAAGAAAAATTATATATCTTTGCTGGAGAAAAAATCTCTGCTGCAACAGAGATTTCTTCAAGTCCAGTGGTGGACATAATTTTTTTATTAATTAATGAATTGCAAATTTACAGAAAAACAAAAGAGGAAGCGTATAATTAGCGCAAAAGAATGTGAAATTGAACTAGGTTCAATTCTCACAAAACTGTTTGAAGCATACGGAGGTGCAGTAAAACAGTATAATAAAGAGATAGTGCTAACTCCTCCAGAAGCTCGTATGAGAGGATTTGAAGCACACTTGTTGAATGTCAAAATAGTACAATCAATACAGAAGTATTTTAGTAGAGATTGGAAAACTGGAAAGTATGGCAGATTCATGCTTTATGTGAAGGGATATATAATTCTGTTCAAGAAATTGGATAAGAATGATATGCCGATGAACATACGTACAAAAATGACTGATTCGATAGAGAACCAATTGCAAGGGAGATTGTTTCAGGACGACGAGGACCCAACAGCTCCTATTTTGTTTTTTGGTTACAAAAAGAATCAATTTGGTGAATTAGTTGACCCAAAGCTGGTTTATATAGATGAAAACAAGGTTAAATGGGCTATAAACAAACCTGCTACAGAAGGTCTGAAACCGACAGTTGTTTTGAAACCGTCTGTTCCTGCAGCATCTGTATCACTGAAAGGTGCTAATAAAGCCAAAACAGCCGAGAATAAATAACATAAATTATTAACCCGTCTGCCACTGGATGTTTTTATAGTAATAATATTTAAGACCACAGTCTTAAATTGGAAATTAAACATACGATTATGAATTTCAATTATAAGCAGCTAACATTTGTCAGGGAATATCGTGGCTATTCACAAACAGAATTAGCATCAAAAATTCCGGGCTTATCGCAATCCAATTTGTCTAAATTTGAAAAAGGATTGGGAATATTATCTGCTGATGTTGTGAAACGGATTATTGACTTTTTGGGCTTTCCTGAAGAATTTTACAATGTAAAGATAGGTAATAATGTCGATAATGCCCACTATAGAAGAAGAAGCGGAATCAGTAAAAAGGATCGTTGTCACATCGATTACTCAAATAAAATTATTGGATATTTAGTAGATGAAATGTCTGATTCTATTGAATTTCCTGAAATGAATCTAAGATTTATTGACCTTGAAGAAGGTTATACTCCTGAGTCTGCAGCGAAATTTACACGTAGATATATGGGAATTCCGGATTCAGAACCGGTAAAGGACATCTGTACTTTATTGGAAAAATATGGCGTTATTATAGTAGAAAAAGACTATGACGAAGATATTTTTGATGGAGTGTCATTCACAACTGATAAAGGAGCATTTGTATTAGTATTAAATAAGAATTTTAGCAATGACCATAAAAGATTGACAATAGCACATGAATTAGGACATATTATCATGCATTTGTCTCCTAACTATCCAATTCCAGATTATAGAGACAAAGAGAATGAGGCTTTTAGATTTGCTGCAGAATTTTTAATGCCTTCCGAGTCTATCAAGCCGTCTCTTAGAAATTTACGTTTGAACTATTTGGCTCCATTGAAAGAATATTGGCTTACATCAATGGCTTCAATTATTAGAAGGGCCAAAGAATTAGCATGTATAGATGAAAATAAATATAAGTATTTTTATATAGAACTTAGCAGAAGAGGTTATACTAAGCATGAACCTATAAATGTGGAGATAGATGAGCCATCTGTTTTCTATGAGGCCTATTCTTTATTTAAAACAGAACTTGGATATACAATGAATGATTTGTCTAAAGCTTTTAAACTTCCTATTGATATAATTCAAGATTTCTGTGAAAAGGATAAAAAAATGTTTCGATTAAAAATTGTAAGATAATAGAAAAGCCGGAACACTATGTTTCCGGCTTTATGTTTATTATAAATGAGCTTTTAGATTCTCTAATGATTTATTTAATAGTGATATAACTTCTACTAATTTATCTGAACTCAAAAATTCTTGAGAGCGATTTGTATAACTACGAGTTTGAATATATATACGCCAATCTCTTTCTTTTTTAGTTGTTCTAACATAAGCTCCTAATCTTACACCATCTTTAGTTTTATACTCACATTCAGTATAAATTTCAGGTAGTGAAGTAATCACATTGTCTTTTATGTATGTCAAAGATTTTATACAACCTTCAAGCTCATCAAAATCAAGGGTTCCTATATAAGTATCAGTTCCTAAAGAAGATGAATAATAATATGTTTCAAGACGTAAAGCTCCTGTTTTTTCTCCTGTTGACATGTCAGTTATAATAATATTCTGGAATGTTACACCTCCTACTTTCCCTATGTCGTAAAAGTCTTTGCGCAAAAGGACACCATCTTTTTGCAGTAATTGAACCGTTTCGCTTTTGGATGATTCTTCTTGTTTGTTAGTTTGTGCATTGGCTGTAATTGCTAAAAATACAACAGCCATCATAAATAAAACTTTTTTCATAATGCTATATTCTTTTGTTTGTTAAACATTCAATTCCAGCAACTTTCTTAAATCCTCAAAAGAGTGAACTTCATAAAGAGTTCCTTTCACTTTAACATAACCGTTTACTTCTGAATCAGGTGTATTTCTCACAAACAGTTCTGCAATATCAACCTCTAAAGCATTCGCGATACGCTCTAAAGTTTCTAATGTTGGATTTCCGTTGATATTTCTTGTTAGGGTATCTCTTGTCACTCCTAACATTTCAGCAAATTGTTGCATTGTCATGCCTTTTTGCTTGATAAGGTCTTTTACTTTTAAATCCATAAATAATAATATTATAATCGTGTATACAAATGTAGTTTTTTCTCATATAACACGATATTATAGTATCGTTAAATAGTATTAAAACGGTAATCAAATGTCGTTTTTGATTTGCGGATACGATATTAAGATGTATCTTTGCAATGTGATAAACGACATGACAATATCGAATTAAACACATACGATTATGAAGACAACAAACAATGTTTACATCAAAGAGATTAAGGCTCAAATCAGAGTTATCAATGAAGCTCTAAAAAGAATACAAGAAGCTGAAAAGGTTCAGGATTCAGCAGTAAATAATAGAGAATACAACAAGGCAAAGGATGAAGCTATTGACGCAAGCTCAGACGTAATGATAGCTTTAGAAGAGGCTGTAAGACTTGCATCAGCTATGGGGTGTGAAACTGGTCTGTATGAGATATACAAATATCACAAGATTGTAGAACTTGATTTCAGAGAGTCACACAAATAAGTTTAACCGGCAGCCTTTCGGGGGTTGCCACAGCATAAGAAAATTATGAGAACAACAAGCTACATGAAAAGCCATAAGGCAAATGAGTTTTATGTGAAGAAGTCAAGAGGCTACTATTTAGTAATAGACGGCTATGACATGAGTATGGCTTCTTTAGAAACCACCGAAGAAGCAGCCAATAAAACGGCTAAAGAACTTAATGAAATGAGAGCTAAAAGATTGAATATAGCATAAGTTTAACCAGCAGGGCTTATGCCCTGCATAATCCCCTACACGATTATGAATACATATTACAAATTTTGTCCAAACGTATTTCTTGCTAAATGCGATGCTAAGCATGAAAAAGGTGAAACCATTCTTGTAACCACCAAATACGGTAAAGAGAATGAAAGCATAGTGTTTAATCTGATATTTGAACGTGATGGCTTCTACTATTATTCGATAGTTCGCGCTGATGGCTTTAACGTTCAAGAATGGGTAAAGCGAAAGGCAGAACGCCGGCTGGATTGGGCTGCCACTGCAGAACGAAAGAGTGAAGAATACTTCAAAGCGTCAAATAAAGACAGCGATTTTCTCTCGTTGGGTGAACCTATTAAAATCGGCCATCATAGCGAAAGACGACACAGAAAAGCCATTGAAGATGCCTGGCATAATATGGGAAAGAGTGTAGAGTTTGACGAGAAAGCCAGAGAGCATGAAAGAATAGCTCAGTATTGGACAAATAAAGCTGATACTATAAACCTTTCAATGCCTGAAAGCGTGGACTATTATGAGCATAAATTAGCAGCAGCTAGAGAGTATCATGAGGGGCTGAAATCCGGCAAATATCCACGTGAGCACTCATACTCGTTGACGTATGCAAAGAAAGCGGTAAACGAAGCCCAAAAGAATTTCGATCTAGCAAAGAAACTTTGGTTATAAACCCGGTAGCCTTCGGGCTATCACTATTTAAGATGATTATGAGAAGAGAAAAGCTGACAGTTAAAGCATCAGATGTAAAAAGCATAAAGATGAGTGTAAACCCACCAAAGGAAGTCGTAGATGCAGATTACAAAGTGATTCATGACGGTGAAATAAAATGCTGGGTGGGTATAGGTTGGATAACCGAAGGTAAAGCATCAAAAAGTGACTATTATAAGATACCAGAAGTTGTAAACGGATAATTTAAGATGGCTATGAAATCAATAAGCGTAAATGGTTGTAGCGTATGTCAACCTGGTAGTGAGAACTATTGTACCTATACTACCAAATTAAGAGGCAAAAGAATAAAAATGTATCAGTACGATTACAAAACAGATTCAGGTGAGTTGTTTACTTGTTGTGCGCCAACACTGGAAAAGTGTAGGGAGAAACGTGACGCATGGCTAAATAGCAAACATTTGGCTTAATGTTTCGTATGCGTTGAATTGGTATTAAAAATTGTCTTCATAATTAGGTATCTTTGTAATAAAGGTACTATCGCGGGGTGGAGCAGTGGTAGCTTGCTACTTTGACTTGGTAGAGGTCGCGTGTTCGATTCACGTCCCCGCAACTGACATTTAAATTTACACGATTATGAAAGTATTGACATTACAGATTAACAAAGAATGTTTTCAAGACATCCTAAACGGTAAACAAGATGTAGAACACAGATATGTTTACCCCTCAAATGTAAAGAAATATGTTTATTTCAGACATAAAGGGATAGACTATACAAGGCAAGAGGATATACCTGACGATGGCGAAAACATAGAGGTTGTACCAGTTAAATATGATGCCTTGTATCTGATAAACGGCAGGCGCAAAGATGCACCACGTCTAACCGTAGAAGTTAAGTCAGCCGAATATGTAATTTTTACCGATGAAGAAGGCAATGACCTTGTAAGAGTTGAAAACGGTGTAGAATATCTTATAAGCCAAGTATGGTATCATCTTGGCAAAGTGATAAGTACAGAGAATGTTTAACATTAAATGTTTAATTTAAAATTTTAAGCCGAGTCCAAAGAGTAATTAACAGAGTAGCTGGCCCACGTCAGAACATGAACGGTGCAGGCTTGGGCGGTAGATTGGTTGCAAACCGTAGAAATACGGCCAGTGCAACGCAGTTAGGTAATAGAGAGCAAAGACGGTATGACTTGAATGCCGCCTTTGCTGGTGCAGGAGGCAAATAATGAACAAGTATGCACTCTCTATGCAGATAATACGCAGTATCCGAGAAAAGACGGATACTGCTGTATTGTATTATTCTGCTGGTGGTAAAGATGGTATAGCCTTGTTGGATATGCTTGCAGGTGTATTCAATAAGGTTATATGCTATTATATGTACTTGATACCTGACTTAGACCACGTGCAGCCCTATATCAGATGGGCAGAAAATCACTACAAGAATGTTGAAGTACGCCAAATAGAACATTTTCAGCGTGACTATTACATTTCATGTGGTTTCTTTCGTGAGCCTGACAACTCAGTAAAACCGAGAAAAATAGGCGAAATAGAGCAGGCGGTAAGAGAAGAAACAGGTATCAAATACGGCTTCAGTGGTATGAAGGGTGTAGATGGTTATATGAAGCGGATGCGCTTAAAGAAGTTTGCGAAGTCCGGTTATATAACAGACAAAGGTATGGTTTATCCTCTCGCATTGTGGACGAATAAGGAAGTGCTTCAGTATATTAGGCAAAGAGGGTTAATACAGCCTTTTATCTATGATTCAAATGCCATAAGTCAAGGTTTTACCATTGACTTAACCACAATGCTATTAATGCGTAGTAAATATCCCAATGATTATAAACGTATTTTGGAAGAGTTCCCATATTCTGAGAAATTAATATTCGATTATGAAAGAGAACAAAATAACTCAACCGGAAAGTAGAGAAATACGTAGAAGCGATATAAACTTCGCTGACTACAATCCTCGCAAAATAACACAGGAAGCAAGAAAGAGCCTGAAAGCAAACCTAAAGCGTGTAGGATTACTTGGTGGAATTGTATGGAATGAGGTTACTGGCAACCTTGTTTCTGGTCATCAACGTATTTCAGTTATAGATGAAGTGAATAAATATAATCCCGACACAAAGGACAATGATTATTTGATTCGCGTTGAAGTAGTTCACATGGACGAAAAGACTGAAAAAGAGCAGAACATCTTTATGAACAATAGAAATGTACAGGGCGAATTTGATTCAGATATGCTAAAAGATATGCTTGATGGTATTGATTATAGCCTTGCCGGACTGAATGACTTCGATTTGAATATGCTCGGAATTGGTGATTTAGACTTTTCTATTAATGATGATATTTGGAGAAAGGAAGATATATTGGATGATTCATTATCAGCCATAGATGAAGCTACTAAAGATGGTGATGAAAATAAAGGCATTAACCGTTCCAATAATTTTTATGAGGATTCAAAAGAAAATCAAATTGCACGTCACAATGAAGTACAAAAGATAAAAGACAGAATTAGTAATCAAAACAGCTTTGAGAAAGATAACGGAATGCTGAGTTATGTAGTGCTGTCCTTTAATAGCCCAACAGAAAGAGCAAATTTCATGGAGATGTTTGGTTACGGATTTGATGAGCGGTACATTGATGGAAATGAATTTATGAATAGAATAGAATTTGGTGTAGAGTAACCAAAGTAAACAGATACGCGCGCATGGGAAAGAAGCCAGACATATCGAAATTCAGAGAGGTCCTTCATAAAACAGGTGGAAATCTCTCTAAAGTTGCTGCTGTATTCAATGTAACCCGAAAAACCGTGTATGATTGGGCCAGAGCAGACAGCCAGTTCAAAGATGCTATCACCGACGAAAGAGGTTCTCTGGTAGATGAATGCCTTGTATCTGCACGTGTACTTGCGCTTGGTATCCCTGAGAAAGATGAAAATGGGAACTTTATCGGATGGCGTGAACGTCCAGATGGGTATATGATTCGCTATTTACTTTCCACATTAGGAAGAAAAGAAGGTTTTGGAGACCGAGAAGACGAAGACGCAGATATTCCAAAGGATATTGACCACGGAATTTCTATTGACTCATGGATTAAAGACAAACTGAAATGATTGTACCCCAAGCAATATATCATCCGTTATATACCGATAGCGAGAAGTTTATCATCCTTATCACCGGTGGCCGTGGCTCGGGGAAGTCTTTCAACGCTTCTACCTTCATTGAGCGTCTGACATTCGAAATGACTCCCACAGAGAAGATAGTCCACCAGATTCTATACACCCGTTATACGATGGTATCTGCCGGGATGTCTATCATTCCAGAGATGATGGAAAAGATAGATTTGGATGGAACCACGAAGTATTTCAAGACCACCAAAACCGATATAGTAAACCGGATGACCGGCAGCCGTATCATGTTCCGTGGTATCAAGACTTCTTCCGGGAATCAGACTGCTAAACTAAAATCAATTCAGGGTATCACCACCTTTGTCTGCGATGAAGCGGAGGAATGGACCAGTGAGGAAGAGTTTGACAAGATTATGCTCTCCATCCGTAAGAAGGGAATCCAGAACCGGATAATCATTATCATGAATCCCTGTGACTCGAACCACTTCATCTACAAGAAATACATCGAGAATACCCACCGGCTGGTGGAGATTGACGGTGTCCAGGTACAGATTTCCACCCATCCGAATGTACTTCATATCCATACGACTTACTTCGACAATATAGAGAACCTTTCTCCTGAGTTCCTGAGAGAAGTCAAGGAAATGAAAGAGAAGAATCCGGAGAAGTACGCTCATGTGGTTATCGGTCGATGGGCAGACGTGGCTGAAGGTGCCGTGTTCAAGAAATGGGGTATTGTGGACGAGTTCCCCATGTGGTGCAAGAAGGTGGCTATCGGACAGGACTTTGGTTATACCAATGACCCATCGGCTTCTATCCGGTGTGGAATCATTGACAATGCGCTTTATCTGGATGAAGTGGATTATAGAACTGGATTACTTTCTGGGGATATTATAAAGACGCTACGCCCGTGGAATTTGAGAGTGATTGCCGACAGTGCGGACCCGCGACTCATCCAGGAGATTCATAACGGAGGGATTAAAATATACGCGGTAGAGAAAGGGCAAGGTTCTGTCAATGCCGGTATTGACAAGATGCAGGGAATGGAAATATTCATTACCAAGCGTTCTTATAACCTGCAAAGGGAGTTCAGAAATTATGTCTGGGCAAAAGATAAGGATGGAAACTACATCAACGAGCCGGAAGACCACGATAATCATGGCATAGATGCTGCACGCTACTATGTGCTGGGAGAACTTCTCGGTAGAATTATGAAACCCAAAGACGTTTCAGGAATATTTGGACATTAAACTTTAGAATATGATACGCTTTATACAAACCTCAGAAGAGTCTGGAGACTGTTCAGCTTATTACGATGTAAAACTGGATAGACCTCATACAGTTGGTGAGTTCATAAACTTAGTTCTCATTGAAAGAAAAGGAGAATGGGGTAAGTTTGAAATTTATAGTCAAAACGTGAGTTGGTTGGATTATGAAAAGTACGAATACCGCTATGGAGTTTTGAACGATGCAATTCCAAAAAACTTGTTAGAAAAGAAAATAATTAGCATAAAGGCTAATGGCGGCTGGACTAATATGGATTACCTTTTAAAGTTGGAACAATAAATGTAATAATATGAGAACCTTAGAAGAAATTTTAGCTATACCTGAAATAGAGAGAAAAATCTACTATCTGAAGAAAGGACGAAAGACTGAGCAACCAAACGCTCACGCTCTTTACAACGACTGGAATCCGAACAAGCACGAGATAGTGATAGATGAAGAGAAATACCCGAAAATCAAAATTACGACCCAGCCTGAGAAACGGATTACAGACCCTACAACCGGGAAAGAATATGTTGAGCCGGCGGTAAGGAAAGAAGTTGACCCGAACAGGATTGCTCTTCCTATCGAGCAGGACATCGTGAATATTCAGACAGCCTTCACCGTGGGAACAGAACCGGTCCTTGATTGCCAGCCGGATGAATCGGAAGAAAGCCTTCTTTCCACATTGAAGCAGGTGTTCAAGAAGAACAAGCTGAAATACCAGAACAAGAAAGTAGTCCGGGCATGGCTGGCCGAGCAGGAAGTGGCCGAATACTGGTATGTGGTGAAGGATGACGGCTTCTGGGCAAAACTCAAACGAAAGATTTCAGGAATTTTCGGTAAATCTAAGCCTGAGTACCGCCTGAAGAGTGCCATCTGGTCCCCGTTCCGTGGCGACAAACTCTACCCTTTCTTCAATGACCAGGGGGATTTGGTAGCCCTATCCCGTGAATATAAGAAAAAAGACCTGAACGATGTAGAGATTACCTGTTTCATGACCATTACCAAGGATATGGTTTACCAGTGGGAGCTAACGAGCAGCTGGTCTGACAAAGGCTCATTTGCTCATGGATTCAAGAAGATGCCAGTGATTTATATGTACCGTCCGGAAGCATACTGTGAAAAGATAAAGAGCCTCCGTGTAAGACTGGAGAAACTTCTTTCAAACTATGCAGACTGTATCGACTACCACTTCTTCCCTATTCTCATGCTATTTGGTAACGTGGAGAACTTCTCCGGTGAGTTCAAAAACCGGGTGGTCGAGCTGACCGGCCAGGGAGCAAATGCCCAGTATCTTACCTGGTCACAGGTACCAGATACTGTCAAGTTCGAGGTGGAGACGCTGTTAAGTCAGATATACGGACTGACCAATACGCCCAGAATCTCTTTCGACTCCCTGAAGGGTACAGGAAACGCCGTTTCCGGTGTTACCTTCGATTATGTGTTCATGTCCACACACCTGAATGTGGAGAACCTGAATGAAACCGTCGGCGAGTTCATGCAACGACGGGTAAACTTTCTTGTCTCTGCGTTGGGTTCCGTGAATTCCACCCTAGAAGAAGCCTCCGAGACTATTGATGTGGATGTGCAGATGCAGCCATATAAACTGGAGGACATCAAAGACAAGATAGACACTGCTATCAAGGCTAAGGACGGCGAAATCTGGTCGCAGCAACGGGCTATCACCTTTGTGGGGAACGTGGATGCAGTTCTGGACGAGATTGAAGCCATCAAGGAAGAGCAGGCTGAGAAACAGAAGAACGACATCGAGAAGCAGAAACAGCTTTCCTCTCTTAAAAGTTCCAGCAGTAAATCTGAAGAATAGAACAATTCAGTCAGAATATTTACGGGGATAATACAAAACAGAATGATATAAATCTAAAACATTGACTATTTGAATAGCGGTATCTTTCGAGGTATCGCTATTTTCTTTATCATAGTAAAAACATGAATACTCCTTTGTAATTATTCGTTATTTTACTATATTTGCATCGTAATTAAGTCTTAAACGCTATGAGCTACAAATCAGTTAAAGACGTTGTAACGCTGCTTACTGAAAATGGCTTTTGGTTCGTGAGGCAGAAAGGCAGTCACATGGTTTACACTGATGGTAGCCATGTAGTGATTGTCCCCGACCACGGCAAGAAAGGCGTTGAGAAAGGCACTTATTACAACATTCTGAGGCAAGCGGGGCTAAAATAGCCCCCGCCTCTTTTGTTTAACGATAAAAAGGAGGTCAGTATGAAAACCGTAGAAGTGATTGTAGAACATGCTGGAAATAATCTTAGTGCTTACATTGAAGGTGCTCCGGTGATAACGGTTGGCAACGATGTGAAGGAAATCGAGAAGAACATGAAGGAAGCTGTTGAACTATACCTGGAGTCATGCAAGGAGATGAACATCGCTCCAGTGGAAATTTTGCAGGGAGAGTTCACATTGAAGTTCAAGATAGATGCTGCTACCTTCATCAACTATTATAGCAGTATCTTTACCAAGGCCGCTCTAAGCCGGATAACCGGAATCAATGAACGCCAGTTGTGGCATTATGCGGCTGGAGTACACAAACCACGTAAACAGCAGTTGGAGAAGATTCAGAAAGGTATTAATGCTCTGACAGAAGAACTGTCTGCTATAAATTTGTTGTGATTATTAATTAAATATAAAGGAGCATAGTACATACAATGAAAGCGAAAGATGTTAATCCAAGTAATTTTAAGGTTGAGAATGTTGTATTTGAAAATGATGATTTTTCTATAACGATAGGTATTTGGGAAAAATGGGGATAGGAGAATGGCAATGAGATGGAATGGTTATGGAGATGATCCCGGATACCCTAAATTATTTAAAAACCCAGTCTGGTTCATCGTTGATGACTCTTTAATATTACCTTTTCTGAATGCTTTAAGGAACGTAAAAGATTCTGACAAAAAAGAAATAGAAGCAGCTATATTGAAATTTTAAAAGTATAATTGGATGATGATCTAGCGTGATTATTTAGGTAGTCACGCTTTCTTTTTACCTAAAAACGAACATTTCCCTAATTGTTTCGTATCGTTAGCCTTTAAATTTCCCCTTCCCTTTCTCTATAAGTAAATTTACCGTATGAAATTATTAATCAAACTCATACGGTATGACAATCTTTGAACAAATCTTGGCAGGACTGCAACAGAAATTCGCTGGGGTGGACACTGCCACACTCACCCGTATCGCCACAAAGAAGGCAGAGGGTGTAACGGACGAAACGAAGGTGACCTCCATCGTTGAGGGTATCTCATTTCAGGACGTGATGCAAAACTATGGTGATTTCCGTGCAGGACAGGCGCAGACTTCCGCTGTTTCAAACTACGAGAAGAAGCATGGACTGAAAGACGGTAAACCTATCGAGAATCCGAAACCAGAACCACCGAAACCAAACGACCCTCCAAAGCCGCAGGAGACAGACATCGCAAAGATGATCGCCGATGGTATCGCCGCCGGTATCAAGCCGTTTGCCGACAAGCTGGCCAAAATGGAGGAAAATGAAGCGCAGGCGCAGCGCAATTCTCAGATTTCAGCAGTGGCGAAGAAGTACGGTATTCCCGAATTTATGCTGAAAGACCGCAACATTCCTGAGAATACGGACTTGGATACTTATTTCAAGGACATGAAGCAGGATATGTCTAACAACGGTTTTCAGTTCTCCAAAGCTCCTGAAACTGCCGAACAAAAACAGGAGAAGGAAGCAAGCGAGTTCGCCAAAATGATTGAGGCGGACACAAAATCTATTGTCGAACAACAAAACAAGTAATTTATGTCAGCAGGATTTAAGTACAACATTGAGCCTGAACCGTCCATCGAGGAACGCTATGATGTTTCTACCGGAGTAGGACGCAGAGGGCCTTACAAGCTGGATACGACCAACCTTGTTGCTGGTTCATTTCTTCCATCCTTCACTCCCATTGCCGCCGACTTAGTAAAGAAAACCGCTCAGGTGGCCATCCGTGTAGAAGTCTATGAAAAGTTTACCACCGGCTCCAATACCACTTTGAAAATCAAGAAAAACTCTTTGGCTTATGTGGGTATGCATCTGGGTAATGGTTCTCATGGGGCTACCATCAACAGTATTGACAAATCAAACAAAGATTTCGATAAGTTGACGCTGTCTGCCGACTTTGGCGAAACATTGGAAGCTGGTATTGTACTCTATGAAGCTACAGCGGTAAGCGGCACAACTCCGAAAGTCATTGCTAACTCAGCCTTGTACGGAAGAGTACAAGTAGAAGAAGGAATTGTATTAGTTGCTCTTTTGATGCGAGCATTCGAGATTGAGCCTACCAAATTGGTTATGCCTTTCTCTGACATTGACAAGGCCAACATGCCGCATTTCCAGTTCAACGCTCCTGACGTTACTCAAAGTGGAAAGGCTGTAGTTGCCAAAGCGTCTTCCAGTCAAGATGGCTTGATGAGTAAAGAAGACAAAGCTAAATTGGATGGTATCGCATCCCAAGCCAACAAATTCACTTTGTCTGCAGCAACATCTTCTGCTCTCGGAGGTGTAAAGCAGGGTGTTAAAGTGGATGATGCTACTGGGCAGGAAGATGCACATACAAAATTGAATGCCCTTCTGGCATCTTTGAGAACAGCAGGTGTAATTGCAAGCAAATAAAGAAAGGAGGTAAAACATGATGCTAACTATTCATACTCTGTTTAATGACCCCAATATCGTAAACGCCGTTATCCAGCGCGTCCTTCAGACTCGTAAGGATACAATCTACTGGCAGCAGTATCTTGATTTCCGTAGAACGACTACCCGTGTATTCAAGGACTACATCGGTCAGGTTACTGGAGTGATGGCCGGTTCTATTAACTCACGATACGGCGAGAAGCCTATCCGTGAACGCCGGAATATCGGTTCAGGATATGGTGAAATCGCTTATCTTGGCGATGCTTACCAGATTTCCATTGACCGCCTGTCCGAACTTCAGGACTTGATTGACAAGTTTAACGCAGCTAAACCTGCTGACCAGGTAGCAGCCATGCAGGAAATCGTGAATTTCATCTATGACGATTACCGCCAGGTACTTTTGGCAGCTCACAAGCGCATGGATATTATCGTAGGTTCACTTCTGATGACCGGAGAAGCAGCTGTTAAGAACAAGGACGACAATGCCGGAGGCGTTGACCTTCTCAACATTGAATTGCCGTTCAAGTTCATCAAGCCTGATACTGGTGCGAAGACGAACTTCATCACCTATTTGCAGCAGCAGATTAATGCACTGAAAGCGGACTACGGTAATTTCCAGAAGATGATTATGTCACGAGGAACTTTCGTGAAGAATATCATCGGGTCGGCTGAGTTTGGTGACAAGTTCAAGATGCAGCTTACAGGAAATGAGATGTATCTTTCAACTGGTTTGATTACATCTCAACTGGCTTCCCAAGTATTCACTGGCATCGGGCTTCCGGCCATTGAAATCAAGGAAGATTACGTGAAAGACCAGACCGGGAAGAACGTGCAGATTTATGCAGACGACCGTATCACCTTGCTTCCGCAGGATAAGGTCGGTTATATGCGTTTCCACACTCCGTACGAAGCAGTGGACGGCGTACCGGGACGTAACTACACCCAGGCAGACGGTGATATGCTTATTTCCGGTTACAAGGACAAGAACGGTCGTTATTTGGAATACACTGCAGAGTGGATTCCTCAGATTACGAACCCGAATCTGATTGTGAACTTTGATTTGTCAACCATGAACGCATGACAGTAAACGACTACATATCACAGAAGTTTCAGACCTTCGGCATCAACTTGTCGGAGGCTGACCTTTTGGAGATAAGTTTGTCTTCAGAAGTAAGCGGAGAGGATGAGATGGGCCCGTCAAACATCGGACTTGTTTCGGTGTCTATGGCGAAGTTTATCCCCTCTCTTCTACTTCGTGCTACTTCCATCAGCGAGAACGGTTTCTCTATGTCCTGGGACACCAAAGGCTTGAAGGAATACTACTCATTCTTGTGCAAGAAGTATGGCCTTGAAGACACACTGTCAGATAAACCTAAAGTCAGATTCCTATGATATTCGCGCCACATATATTACAAATCAAGGTTACTACTCCAATGGAAACAGACGAGTTCGGCCGGCCTATTCCCGGAACCGGTGGAGAAAGCTGGCAGGACGTATGTAAGTGCCGGTGTGATGATAACTCCACCAAGGAGTTTACTTCGGAGAACGGCGAGGTGTACCGACCGAACTATCACATAGTCTGTGAAAAGAAAACCTCCCTGAAGGCTGGCGATGAAGTCAGATGTATGGATGGCGATAATACCAGGGGAACTGGCAAGGTTTATACGGTAAAAAATACTAACTATTTTGGTTACTCAGAGATATGGCTGTAAAGTTTGATTTTTCGGACGTGGACAGCTTTTTCGACCAAGGTTATGCCGAGGTGAAAGCTGTAGAAGAGAGGGTCGGAAAGGAAGCTGTCGATTATGCTATAAAGAACGGTAGTTATCAGAACCGGACCGGAACGCTCCGTAAGTCAAACAAGTATTCAGTTGAGGATGATGGACTGGTGATAAGAAACGATGCTGAGTATGCCTCACACGTGGAATCCAAAGGTTACGAAGTTTCAACTGGTGCAGCCTTATTTGCTGAGAGACGATTAAAGGAGGAAATCAAATGAAACGAATATTCAAGCATGAACTGATGGTCGCAGACCACTCAAAATTATGTCTGCCTATCGGAGCAAGAATATTATCTATTCAAGCACAACGGAATGCAATTTGCTTGTGGGCAGTAGTAGATGAATGTCAAAAAGAATTGTGTTTAGTGGATATTTTTATGTATGCAACAGGACAAAATATATCTGATAAAGATTTGTCAGACAAAAGATTTGCAGGTACTGTTCAACTTGGAGAACTGGTTTTTCATGTATTCCTTCAGTATGATAATAATATTCAATATCTTATTGTATGATAGTAACTACTGACATAGCGAACATTCTCTACCGTGACTGCAAGTCTTGCGGGATTGATATCGTTCCCCATGGCAAGAAGCTGACAGGGGCGATAAAGTCCGAAAGGATTGTCATTCACGCCAAGAAGCAACAGCCGGGCACATACTGGAAGAAATCTTTCGTCGAGGTGAACATTTGTGTTCCCGATTTGAAGGAAGGCGAAGCCAATACCATCCGGCTGAACGAACTGGAGAAGCAGGCACAGGGATTGTTTGACGGTGTTACCGGTCGCTATGACGATACAACCTATCATTATTCTATCGAATCAATTGGAACGGAGGAGGACACTGCTTTAAAGTGTCACTATGTGAATGTAAGAATTTTGTTTGAAGTTTTAAATGTGAAATAATATGGCAGAAGCAAAGAAAGTCACAGCCGCGAATATCAAGAAGCTTTGGTATGGCGAAACAAGCGAGATTACCGCAGATTTGACAGGACAAGCCTTGCATACTCTTTTACAGGGTGAAGCATTGAAAGAAATCAAGAATATCCATCAGGATACATGGATGATTGAAGAAGCAGAAGCAAGTCGTACAAATTACAAGAACCAGCTCACGAATCAGACTTATCGAAGTGATAAGGAAATGGGTGATGTTACTGTAAACTTCACTATTGGAGAATACGACTATCCTACTAAGAAAGACCTTATGGGTGGTGATATTATTAACACTGATAAGGGTTGGAAACGAGCAAGAGGCAAGGTAAACATTGAGAAGTTACTTGTCGCTTTGACTGACGATGACCAGTATTGTGTGATTCCCCGTGCTGACATCGGTGCACGTGAAGCCACAACAGACAAGGCTGTCGGTATTCCTGTAAGTGCGGTGGAACTGGAACCACAAAATGCAGAAGTTGCACCGGAATACTGGTTTGACTCATCTGAAGTAACAGCAGGTGCTTAATGCCTATCCAATAGGTAGAGATTGAATTCCATAACAGGGGTGGGCTTTATGGCTTCACCCCTTAATTTTTATCTTTTATCAGAATGAATCAAGGAGCAAAAATAGTAACTGAATCCATTATCGGAAGTGATTTCAGAACGGTGTTTGTCGCTGGGAAAGCCTACACGGTCTACCCTCCTACTATCAACAAACTGGCCGGAGCAATCTCCCATTTGTCAGGTGTACAAGAAGCAGACAATTTGAAAGAAGTTCTTCTCTCCCTGGGAGAAAGTGAGGCCTACAGCAGGGCTCTTTCCTGGCTGATAGCTGGTGACGAAAACTTGAGTGAAGAGTTAGCCAAAGGAACATACGAAGAAAACGTAAATGCTTTAGATGAAGCACTCTCTATGATTGACTCAAAGGTTTTTCTCAAAGCTGTCAGCTTGGCGAGGAACGTAAGTCTACTGGCAGCGAAACCGAGGTTGTAGGCAATGAAACTCTCTTGGGGCAGATTGCATCGTTCATGGAAAATCTGCATCTGTCATACCGAGAAGTGGTCTATGAGATACCATACAGGAATTTAGTATTAATGCAGCGTGACAAGCTCCATGCAGTTACCGGAACCAAGGTTACAAAGGTGAAGGGTAAGGACATGGCTTCACGCAGAAGAAGAAATAAAGCCGGATAATATCCGGCTTTTACATTTACTTTTTAGGAGTGCGTGGTCCAGTACCTGTATTTTTGTTTTCATAAATCTTTCCTCCTTTCACATGCGAAGGGATAGATTTAGGAGCTGGTTTAGGAGTTGTAGGTTTAGGAGTAGTCGGTTTTGAAATCGTTTTTGCCATAAGTTTTATATTTTAGATACTAAGAAACATCCTATTTTAAAAAAACCGATACACATTGCTATTATTTTTAAAATAAATAAGCACCATGTAGGATAGTTAATTTTGGTATTTTCATCTACATCTACTTCATTATCATTTGCATTATTTCTCCTTTTCTTTGTGTAATAAACTGCCCATGCAATAGATGAGTAAACATATTGAATGACATCAATAAATAATGCAATAATTAGCCAAATAGCAGGAATGTATAATTCTTGTGGTACTGATAATTCGTTACTTGTTTTATTGAATATCCAAATAATACCAAATCCTGTAAAACATAGTTGACGATTTATATCACTCAACTTTCCTGTTAAGTCTTCATAAGTCTTTCTTATTTCTGATAATTTCATCATAGGCAACTCATTTTATAAATATCTATACAAATGTATATCAAAATATTCACTAAACAAGCGATACAATATTTTTCTTAAATATGAATGGGGATTGAAAAGTTATTTATAGTATATAACTTTATAATCATTTAGTTCAGATAGGCTATTAGCGTCATATACAACCAACTTCCCTTTTATTAAAAGTATTACTTCATTATCCATCAATTTGGGGACTAAACTTTGTGCCATATTTTTCTCATCTTCTGAAACATCCTTTCCCCATGTTCCTTTTAAAAGGTTAATGGCATTTTCGTTAGGAATTTTATTGTGTTTAGCTATTGTTTTTTGCTGAATTTCTTTTTCAATAACGCTCCTTATCCTACTAATGTCGTTTGTCATTCCCCATATTTTGAAGAATAGGATAATTTGTAAGATGCCGAATACCAGCATAACAATAGAAAGAAATTCCATCATAGTCTTTCGTTTTTAATGATTATACATTCGGATTCAATTTTATCTCCTTTCCACAATGAGGGCAATGTATAACCCCCTCTTTAGGTTTTTCAAAGAGTTCTGTTACTGGCACGCCTAAAGCAGCGGCGATTTGTTCTAATCTCTTTAATGGTGGGTTTCCATTATCTCCCATGGCGATACTTAACCCAGTTTCAGTCATACCGATTTTTGAAGCCAGTTCTTTTGCGGTAATTCCTTTTTCTCGCAACAATTCTTTAATTCTCATTTAAATTTGATTTTATATCACAAAAATATCTACTATTTAAATAATGAGCAAATAATTTAAACGACAATTTTATATTTAACTTTTATTGACTATAAAAACTTGTACTATAATTTAAATATCAATTATATTTGCAGTGTAAAATTTAAACAGCATTTAAAGAATCAATAAAATATAAGAACTATGGCAACAGAAAAGAGAAACCTATTAAAAGAGATTATGAGTCTTGCTTGGTCATTTGTACGCAAGAACGGTTATTCAATGAGTGAAGCTTTGAAATGTGCGTGGACTAATATCAAACTTCGTGCATTGCTTCATAAGAAAGTGGTTGAGTTCTATTTCAAGAAAACAGACGGTACACTGCGTCAGGCTTTCGGTACTTTAGTGAGTAGTAGAATACCTGAAATCAAAGGTACGAAGAAGACGGCAGATAACTGCCAGGTATATTTTGATTGTGAGAAAGAAGAATGGCGTTGCTTTAAGAAGTGTAACCTTATAAAAATAGCTTGATTATGAATATAGTAACAGATGCGTATGGCAAAAATGTTCAGGCTATAAGCGCAAAAGAATACAACCAATTTTGCCAAATAGCTTCAATGACACAGCCTTATCTAAGATTTGAAGAATCAGCATTTTGCAAGTTAGTAGATATTGCAACATCTATGATTAGAAGTGGATTGAATAGTCAAAGTGCTAAAGAGATACTACTGAAATATAAAGAAAAGTATTATCCATTTGGATTCACAGAGAATATGAACAAACCTTACATGACTGACTGTAGAAGGTTTTTATACCCGAGAATAAAGCCTAATTTCGAACATTATACACTTATTGAGATGGATGTATTTATTATGACCTACAGGGCATGTAAACAATTTATATATTCTGGTCTAACCAATGAATCCACAGAAGAACTTTTGAGAAAGATAGAAATGTATAGAAAGATTCTGAGTTAAACTCTCACACACGATTATGATTTTTAGAATAAGACCGCCACCTTATTGTCAATAGCGAGAATTTAATAATACATTAACTTAAAAGTCTTATTATGAGTAAGAGATTTAAACTAGTAGTATTGCCTAAAGAAAAGCAACTGGATAATGTCAACTTTGAGAATCGAAAATCCATCTGTACTAGGTAATGTATATGGATTAACAGAAGAAGAACTAAAAGAACTTCAAAGTCTTATTAATGAGTTATTGAAACAGTAAAAATGGATATAATGGTTATCAGACCACCACCGATAATTTACCTGCACACGATTATTTTGAAACAATCGGCCAAATGTTTGTTCTGAACACGGTAATTTTTAGGACAAATATTTGGCGGTTGGTAACTTCGCCTTAGAACAAAATGCGCTTCGTGGCTGTTGCGTTGCAAAGATATTTAAGGCATTTCTTTCAAGGGGTAAACAGCCACATTAGACCTCTTTTAAGATTTGCCTTTTTATATGTCAGGCGTGACAGGTCAAGGCAAGACATTTAGGTGTGCATGGGTTCAAATCCCAGCTTGCCACAAATTCAGTCAAAATAAAATCCCCAAAGGCGAAAGTGACTGAGCCGCCAATGGGGATAATGTCAAATTTAAACTGTGACAAAAATATGAATAAAATCCAGATTTTCCAAAATGAGCAGTTCGGAAAAGTAAGAATTGCTATGAATGAGAATGAAGAACCGTTGTTTTGCTTGGCAGATGTAGCAAAAGCACTTGGTTATTCAAACCCTGCAAAAGCAGTTATAGACCATTGTAAGGGGGTTACTGTTTTGGAAACCCCTACCCAGAGTGGTGTACAACCTATAAAATATGGTAAGGAGAGCGAAGTTTATAGGTTAACTATGAAATCAAAGCTGCCCAATGCAGAAAAATTTCAAGATTGGGTTTGTGATGAAGTTCTGCCGTCAATCCGCAAACATGGTGCATACATGACACAAGAAACGCTTGAAAAGGCTTTGACCTCACCCGATTTCTTAATCCAACTTGCAACCAACCTGAAAGAAGAAAAGCAGAAACGAATTGAAGCAGAACAAAAAGTTGAGTTTGCAGAACAGACTATAAAAAACAATGCGCCTAAAGTCTTGTTTGCTGATGCTGTTTCAACTTCTCAACGTTCATGTTTGGTGGCCGAGCTTGCAAAGATATTGCAGCAGAATGGCGTGAATATAGGTCAGAACCGTTTGTTCGCTTGGATGCGTGAAAATGGCTACTTATGCTCAAAAGGTCAATATTACAACCAGCCCACACAAAAGGCTATGGATTTAGGGTTATTTGAACTGAAGCAGACGACAATAAACAAGCCTGATGGTTCGATACTTGTTTCTACAACTACAAAAGTAACAGGCAAAGGTCAAGTTTATTTCGTGAATAAGTTTTTGGGTAAAGATGCAGCTTGATTATGAGGGAAGCATTTAAAATAACGGCAGGTTTGCGATTTGGCAGACTTGTCGTTTTAAAACAGGTAGAACAAAAAACTAATGACAAAGACAAGCATTTCAAGTGGCTTTGCCAGTGCGATTGCGGAAAAACTTGTGTTGTTCGTTCAAGTAATTTGAGAAATGGGATAACAAAGAGTTGTGGGTGTTCAAAATTTGATATAAAAGATATTACAGGTCAAAGGTTTGGCAGATTGGTAGTTTTAAAACACGTTGGATTTGCAAGTAATCGAGTTGCATTATGGAAATGTAAATGCGATTGCGGTAAGATGATAGTCGCCAGAGAATGCAATTTACATAGTGGCATAACAAAAAGTTGTGGCTGCTTAAATGTGGAAAGGACAAAAGAAACTAATATAAAACACGGTAAAACACACACAAGACTGTATAATATATGGTCTAAAATGAAAGAACGTTGTTATAATCCTACAAGAAAAGCGTATAAAAATTATGGAAAAAAAGGCGTTAGCGTATGCGATGAATGGCTAAACGATTTTCAAAAGTTTTACGATTGGGGGATAGCGAACGGTTATAAAGACAATCTTACAATAGACAGAATTAACCCAGATGGCAATTATGAACCTGATAATTGCAGATGGGTAACTTTAAGTGAAAATGTAAGGCAGAAATATAAATCTGACTTTATAACAGTTGGCGATAAATCTTTAACTATACATGATTGGTCACAACGGTTAAATCTACCTCAATATACTTTGCGAAATAGATATAAAGAATTTGGTAAAGAATGGGTTGAAGAAGCGATAAAAACTGTATTAGAAACAGGTGATAATAGCCATATTTATAAGCGAAAAGAATACGCTAATGATAGAATAAGACATCGAAAAAACACAAATACGCAACAATAGTTTATTTGTTCGGTATTCATTCCTCTAAAATCTGAATATTAATGAAATGAATAGTAATTTCAAACCATTAATATTCAGATTTTTATATATGAGATTTAAGGGTGATGTTTCAGGATTGGACGAACTTCAGGAACGGATTGACGATACGTATTTCTCTGTTCTTTCAGAAGTTGGCAGGGATGCGACACGGAACGCAAAGAATCAAAAAACATTTCAAAACAGGACTGGAAACCTTGCCAATGCAAACGGTGGGTGCATTGTCCGCAATGGTAAAATAGTAGATATTTGGGTGGAAACAGACGGATCTCATCCTGATGCAGTGAAGAAAACGGAGAATTTGCTTATCTATTCTGAAAAGCCCAAAGATGGACTTTATTTGGCCAACGGAATGGAATATGCGAGCTATGTGGAAAGCAAAGGGTTTGAAGTGATACTAACAAATGGGGTATTATTTGCGGAACGAAATATTAATAAGAAACTTAATATAAAATGATATGGCAGGTATATTTTCAGATGTAAGTACTGATATTCAGAAGTTAAGACAACTGAAAGCGGAAATCGAGAATGTAAAAAAGGCATTGAAGGGCATAGATGTCAATGTGAAAATTGATATTGCAAAAGGAATGGAAGCCCAACTACAGTCGTTGATGAAAAAATATGATGTTTTGGTTAAGAAGGTTAGTGAAGCGGAAGGAAAAATTATGAGTTCAACCAAACGCATCAATGATGCCTCAGAAAAGATAATCAAGGCGCAAGAACAACTGTCAAAGGCAGCTGGAATGAATACAAAGCCTGATAATGGAAATGCTGACGTTTCATTAAATAATGTAGGCACAGCAAATGTACAGGCACAGGCCAAGGCTTATGATGAATTGGCGAAAGAAATAGATTCCGTAATGGGAACACGTTCCCAAAACATTAAGCGGATGATAGATGAACAGAATGCTATCCGTTTGATTAACGAGGAAATAAAGAAACTCACCAAATTTCAGACAGGTAATTCGACTCTTACAAACACACAGCAAAAACGATTAGAACAACTCAACAACTCATTACTGACACACAAAGCGGCTTTGTCTGATGTACGGCAGACATTAATGAATAATGTCAAATTAGATAATTCCGCAACAACTTCAATGAACGGGCTTTCTCAGTCGTTATCACGTATGAGAATAGCTTATCGTGAATTGACAGAGGAAGAACGTAATTCACCATTTGGAAAGGAATTGCTTGCATCTATTCAGCAGGCAGATGCGAAAATTAAGGAACTAGATGCTACAATAGGGAATCACCAAAGGAATGTTGGGAATTACGCTAAAGGATATAACGGCTTGAATATGTCCGTCCAGCAGATTGTGAGAGAATTGCCATCCGCTGCGATGGGATTAAATATGTTTTTCTTGGCTATTTCAAATAACCTGCCTATTCTGACAGATGAAATTAAGCGTGCAAAAGCAGCCAATGAAGAATTAAAAGTCTCCGGACAGAAAGGTGTTCCTGTTTGGAAACAAGTTGTGTCATCATTATTTAGCTGGCAATCTGCACTAATGGTAGGTATTACTTTACTTACGGTTCACGGAGATAAGGTTTGGGAATGGGCTAAGAGGATTATGGTTGGAGAGTCAGCCGCGGAAAAAATGAAAAAAACGATGATAGAGTTGAATGAGATAGAGAAATATGCTTATGCGACTCAAATCAAAACGAGAATGGAGCTTAATGGAATTATTTCTTCAATAGAAAAATTCAATGGCACAAAAGAACAGGAGAAACAAAAAATAGATGAATTAAATTCAAAATATGGCTCAATATTTGGCGCTTATAACAATTTGGCGCAATGGTATGATGTTTTGATTAATAAAGGAGACGCTTATATTAATTCTTTATTTGCTCAAGCCAAAGCACAGTCTTACATACAAAAAGCAATAGAAGCAGAACAAAAAATTAGAGATATAAAAGCTAATGGAATTGAATCATATAGACCAACTTGGGGAGCTGGTGGAAAAGTCTATCAATTCTTTGGTGGAGGTAAAAAGAATCAATATGGAAGTGATCCTGCAGAGCTTGCGTATAATGCTGCATTAGCACAAGCGGAGAATGAGAAAAGTAATGCGTTAAAAAATGCAGAAGAAGCACAAAACACGTATTTAAATGAAATAAAAAAAGGAGGAATTTTTGATTACAGAACAATTATCAACAAAGATGTCGAGCGACAAAAGAAAGAGCAGCAACAGGTTGCAGAAGAACTCCTTCAGCTTCGCAGGACCAATCAGCAGGAAGAAATCAACCTGATGGAAGAAGGTTCTGAAAAGAAGCGCAGACAGATTGAGCTGGATTACCAGCGAGAAATCGATGAAATTAGGAAACAGCGCAAAAAATGGGAAGATGCGCAAGGAGGAAAGCTTACGTCTGAACAGCGGGAAGTATTAGGAAGTCGTGCGTCTAATGCCATGCAGTCACGTGAAAAAGGGCTGGCCGAAATTACGAAAGCCGAATATCAGGCTGCAATCGAGGCTAACGAACGTTACCTGAAAAGCTACGGTACATTTATGCAGAAACGTGATGCAATCATAGCTGAGTACACCCGTAAAATCTCGGAGGCTGCTACTCAGGGAGACAAGGACATACTCCAGAAAGAAATGGATAAAGCTCTCTCCTCTCTTGATCTTGAGAAGCTGAAACAGGGAATCAATTGGGAACTTATCTTCGGTGACTTGGACAAGGTATCCAAAGAATCCTTGAACAAGGTAAAGCAGCAGCTTAGGGACTTCAAGAACTCCGAAGAATACAAGAACATGGCCGTTGACCAGAAGAAGGTCATTGACGAGGCGTTAAGCAACATCCAGTCAACTCTTATCGACAAAGGAGGATTGCTGGCCGACCTACCCGAACAGTTAAGCGAATTGGCCAAGGCACAGGAAGAACTGTCACAAGCTCAGGAGGAATACAACGAAGCCATGAGAAGCGGAACAGATGAACAGAAAGAAGCGGCCACGAAGAAACTGAATGATGCCCAGAAAAGACAGCAGAACGCTCAGGTCAATGTACAAAAGTCGACAGATAAAACGACAAGCAACCTTGTCACATTGTCGAACGTCATTACCCAGCTTGGTTCAAATTCTGAAATTTCACTCTCTCAGGTCGGTGATTTGGCCGGAAATATAGTAGACATATTTGCAGAAGAGAGCGAGAAACTTGGAGGTATAATTGGAGCTGCATTTTCTCTTTTAGATGCCATCGGAACACAGGGGTTGGATGGTTTCGTAGGTAACATATTCAGTAGTGTCTTTAAGTCTGTAGGTGGAATATGGGATACCCTGACTTTCGGCGGATTCAGCAAACTCTTCGGTATTGGAGGAAACGAAAAAGAAGTGCAGGATACTATCAACAGACTCACGGACAGAAACGAAAAGTTGCAGTCTGCCATCGAATCCCTTACGGAAGAAATGAAGTCCAGCAAGGGAAGCGAGAAATCCGTAGCAGAGTACAATAAAGCCATCAAGTATCAGGAGGAATACAACAAGAATGTCCTTGCAAAAGCGCAGGCTAATGCTGGCTATCACAGTAAACATCATAGCTGGGCCTATTACATGGGCTGGTCGGAAAGTGACATACAATGGATTCGGGAAAATGTCATGGCAGAGTTCACAGGTACAGATTCCTTGTGGCAGATGTCGCCGGAGCAGATGGACTTATTACGTCAGAATGTAGACTTGTGGCAGAAAATGGCCGATTCAGGGAAAGGAGGCTATGGGAATGGTGTCGTTGAAGCACTAGGTGAATATGCAGATCTGGCCGGAAACCTCGAAGAACTGAAAGAAGGGCTTTTCGAACAGCTTACCGGAATAAGTTTTGATTCCATGTATGACAGTTTCATAGATACTCTCATGGATATGGATGCCTCGGCGGAAGATTTTGCGGATAACCTATCCGAATACTTTATGCGTGCCATGCTTTCAGATAAAATCGGTAACATGTACAGCCAGAAGCTGGAAGACTGGTGGAACAGATTCGGTGAAAGTATGAAGGACGGAAACCTGAGTGAGAGTGAACGTAATTCACTCCAAAACGAATATATGGGGTACGTGAATGAAGCATTGAAACTACGGGATGAACTTGCCGCAGCTACCGGATACGACAAGGCTGGCAGCAGTTCCCAGCAGTCGGCCTCCAGCCGCGGATTCGGTACGGAAATGACGCACGAGGATGCCGGGGAACTGAGCGGGCGGTTCACTGCCGTATATGAGTCCAATCTTCGTATTGAGACGGCAGAACAGCAGCAAACGGTAGCCATTACCGAACTGCGAGGCTCCATCGGTTCCTTGACATCACAAGTAACCGGTCTGTACAACATTGCCGACGAGACACGTACTATCCTGGCCAATTCCTATCTGGAGTTACAGCAAATCAGAGAGAATACTGAAGACTCAGCCAAATACTTGAAAGATATTAAGGCTGACATCGCCGAAGTGAAACGTAATACAGCAAGACTATGACAGGAGATTTATTTATTAACGGGAAGGATGCCTGGAGCACATGGGGTGTCCGCATGGGTGACGGTTTTCTCGATGCTATCGACGGATTCAACCAGATGAAAGACTACATCGAAGATGAGAGCCGTCTGGAGCACGGGAAGCGAATAATAACCGAAAATGCAAAAGTAGCATCGCGTGAAATCACTCTCCAGTTCACAATAGAAGGAGGCTCAGAAGGTGACTATCGGACAAAGAAGAAAGCCTTTCAGTCAGAACTGGAGAAGGGAGCCGTAAACATCAAAATCCCCGCTCTTGGGAGCGAAGTCTTCAAGCTGGTTTACCTGGGGAAAAGCATCTCTTACGGGTTAAGTATTGACAGGTGTTTCGGTAAGGTTTCAAGTAAGTTTTGCGAACCGAATCCCATGGACAGAAGCGAATAACAAACATTTCCTTTATTGTTTCAAATGGAAGTCCGGATTTTTAGGGCTTCCATTTGTTATTTATGAACTTTGGGGATATGATTGAAATTAAGGACATATCCGGAAAAACAAGGTTCTCTACCCCCATCAACAAAGGGGCGAAGGGAAAGTTTACACTGATGAAAGAGGACTACATCGTTCTCCCATTCTCCGTGCCTGAACCGATATATTTTAAACTTGGAGACTATGTAGACCTTTCTGGGGTTCTGGATGATTCACTGGGCGGCTTACTTTCAAAAGTATATGAGGTAACAGACCTGCAGAAACCTTCTTTCAATGCTTCTACCGGTGGATATGATTATGAGCTGAAACTGGATGCTTACTATTGGAAGTGGAAAAACAAAATTTTCAAATACACTCCTGAACATGCTGGATATGAAGCGTCATGGTCTCTCACCGCAGCCCTTGATGTACAGCTTGGTGTGTTCTTACGTAACCTGAAAGCTTTGGGATATACCTATAAGGGAAAAGAATTCGTATTTGAAATAGATTCAACAGTAGAGAATAAGGCAGTTGCAATGACGTATGACAATATGAACCTGCTGGATGCCTTATTCTCAATGGCGGGTGAGGATAAGTGGAACTGTGATTGCTGGATAACGGACAACGTAATTCATTTTGGGCGAAACGAATTCGGTGATGCCGTCAAAATCGAGTTAGGGGTTGAAGCGTCTGCCATGACTCGCAGTGAGAGCAAAGGCACTTATGCCACCCGCATTTATGCATTCGGATCTACAAGAAACATACCTGAGAACTACCGTTCCATTGAAGAGCAGACGGTAGTAAACGGAGTTGTGCAAAGACGACTTATGCTTCCCGCTGGTACGCCATACATAGATGTGTATCCTGACATGAGCCAGGAAGAAGCAATTGAAGACATCGTGGTATTTGACGAGGTATATCCCCGACTTGAAAGTACGATGTCAAGTGTATCTACGAGGACGGAAACCGTTACAAATGAAGACGGAGGTCAGGAAACCGTGACTTACTATCGCTATCGTGATACTGGCCTGAATTTCTCCAAGGACTACATACTTCCGGGACAAGAGCTGACAATTATCTTTCAGTCCGGCAAAATGAATGGATTGGAGTTCGGTGTTATTTTTGACCCGGACAACAACGGAAGCCAGCTTTGGGAAATTGTCCGCAGCGAAGACTACGGACGTCCATTGCCGGATGATACCATATATCCTGAAAATGATGACAAGTATATCCTTTCCGGTTTTGATCCAAAGTTTGTTTCTGTACAAATGATTCCGGACGCGGAGCAGGAACTGAAAGAGAAGGCACAGAAGATAGCAGACCAGCGAAAAAAGGACGATGGTACATACTACACTACCCTCCGGTCAGAATGGGTTAATGAAGACAAGCTGAAACGCTTTTTCGAGTTCGGGCAAAAGATAAACCTGGTCAATAAAGCCTTTTTTGAGAATGGCCGTGAAAGCCGTGTTCTCGGATGGGAGTTTAACCTTGACATTCCATGGGATTCTCCGGTATATACTATTGGGGAAAGTATGCCCTACTCTCGCCTTAATGATGTGGAAGAGAAACTGGAGTCGATTACGTATAAAGGGCATACTTATGTTGGAGGCGGAGGAAGTAGCATATATGTGATTAAGACCAATGATTCTACTGCCCCATCGGACAGTAACGTATTTTCGGCAAAACGGTCACTTGCAACATTATTGAGAAAGGACAAGGAAGACCAGACAAACTATCTCATTAAGCTTCTTGGCGGTATCATATCTCCTTTCCTGGAATCAATTGACTTCGTGACCGGTATGATGGGTGCTGGTATGTCATTCTCTTCAGAAAAGGGCGGCGAGTCTGTCGGATGGATTGACAAACTGTACGTGCGCAAGAAAGCTATTTTCCAGTTACTTTCAATAATGGAGACCGAGCTGGCCGGAGCATCCTTCATGTTCAACGCTTCAGGTGCCAGAGCAACGATTACTAAGGTAGAGCGTATAGATGCGGTTCCGTTCTATTATGCGGATGGTAGCGCGAAAT